TGTATTAGCTGCTAAGTTGTGTGCACCTTTTGCATAGATCCAATCTGATGATCTTTCGATTGTATCGATCCAGTAGTTTGACTCTCCTGATTCTGTTTTTGCGTCAGTCGCTCTTGATACTCCTTCGAATACCTCTAGGACTTGACCTTTAGTTCCTGAGATGTCTCCATCTTCGTCTGCTACTACAACATGAATCTCGTCTCCTACACCACCTTTGTCTTCGACATAAGATGAAGTTCCTGGAGCAGCTCTGACTAAATCGTAGTATTTCCAGTAACGATCAAACGCTACTGTTGAAAGATCGGAAGCACCTGTGTATTTGTCTTTAAATGTAAATGTTGAGCTGTTTGCTGCAGTTACCTCTAAGTAGTAGACTCCTACGCTAGAGTTTCCAAATTTTATTCTATCTCCTACTTGAACAAGACTTGTACCAGTTGATGTCTCATCCTGAGAAGTTGTTGCAATATTATTACCAGAAGTGATTGTCAACGTACCTGTTGAACTTTCTAAGTAATCATTTGCACTCTTACAAACAGAAACTTGCAAGCTGTTTCCTAAAGCACCAGGATATCTGGCGATAAAGTGATCGCTTGAAGTAATTGTTACATTTGCTATTTTATCTTCGTTTTCGACTACTACCGCGGCTGAACTACCATTGGATACAGCGTTCTTTGCAGCGCTGTCTATAACTCTAGATACAAATAGTTTATTACCATATGCTAAAAAATTAGCAGCGGTAAAGAATGTTTCTGGGTTCAATGACCCATTAGGTTTACCGAAACGAGCAACTAGACTTTCCTCGCTGTCTATTAAGACACGATTCTTGGCTGGTCCCCATCTGAAAACCCCTGCTATTGCGCCTTCTGTAGTTGAGACAGCTGGTACTACTGTTGACAGATCTATCTCACTTACATTAACGCCTGGACTAACCTGAAATGGCATTTCAATTCTCCTTTAATTTACGGTAGATTATATAAGCTCTGATTTATTTATAAAACTTTAGACTAGAAGGTACTGTCTCTATCATAGTCATAGTCCCATGATTTGACGAGTTCACCGCCTTTAAATTCATCATCTTCCTCCCAGTTCTCACCACTACCATTATCTATAAAACCGAAAGGTACGAGCTCATCCTCTATCGCTTGTGCATTTAACTTGTATAAATTCTTACGAATATCTATATCAGTCAGTTCTTTGAAGTAGTCTTGATTAGTCATCCATGCAAAAAATACTAAGCACATGACTAAGTCATCGTTTCTTCCTTCTTCTGCTTCATAGCTTGTTCCTCTTTTATTAGCAACAAAGCTAGTCAGTTCTGATAATATCTCGAAATCATTTATAATCATTCTATCATTCTCGATGATAGTTTTTAACATTGAGCATCCTATTCTTTTCAATGCTGGTGTTGTTCTTATTCCCATTTGTTGGTCACCAGCACCAAATCCACTACCAAGCAATTGTCCTGCTCGGCCTTTCCATTGTGCTCTTAAAATGTTTTCGTATTCCATATCATGGTGTAATATATCTACAACCTGCTGTCCAATGTCATTGATCTCTGCTAATACATGAGCACTGTTGTATGCTTGTGCTGCATTATAGATAGCTTTTGGATATAACACCGGAGCAATAGTATTGTTTCTATATGTTGCTACGACCTTATATGGTACTTCAGTAACATCCATTACTACGAATGCACTGTAATCATTACCTACACCTCTACTTGTATCTGCTGTAATTGTATACATTCGATCAGGTAAAGGCTCTTCAAAAATCTTTAGACTCTCATTTTCTCGTTGAGGGTTCTCAAAAACCATGTGTCTCAACTTATGAGGATCAATTAATGTATCTGCAGATCCTAAGAATTCACATTCAAACTCAACTGCAAATTGTTTTTCTGACGTGTTACGTATTGTTTCTTCTTTCCACTTCTCGTCTCTTCCTGGTACGTCCCACCAGTTGACACTTACTGTAGCATAATCATTATATCCTTTCTCTGCATCATGCCACAACTTATAAAACATATTCATACCATTTGGCGTAGATGTAATTAATACTCTTGATGTTCGTCCAGATGATATTGTAGGATATACAGAGCTAAAGAATTCATCCTGCACAGTTGCAGGTACGAATGCAAACTCATCTAGGTATACTAAGTTAATTGACATACCTCTAACAGATGATGCTGATGTAGATGATGCAAATATCTTAGAACCATTTTCTAATTCTATATTACCTTTGTTCCATTCTACTACACCTTGCTGTAAGAACCATGGTAAGTTCTCATATGCTAATTGTAATCTTGATAGAATCTCTCTTGATGTTGCAGCTTTGTTAGCTAGGATAGCAATATTAAAGTCTGGGTTAAACATAGCATAGTGCATCATAATTGCAACCATGGTAGTTGTTTTACCAGTCTGTCTAGGCATTTTACAGATAACAAATCTGTTGCCATCAACAGTTCTCATAATTTCTTTTTGATAATTGTATGGTTCGTACGGTATAAGACCTTCGTCAATGTTTACGATCTTAATATACTTCTCACAGAAATAAACTACATCTTTACTACATTTAGTAATCTCTCGAATCTCTTCTTCTGAGAAATCGATTTGTATGTTAGCTTTCTTGAGCTTAGGATTTCCTAGGTAATGATCAGCCATCTTTTGGTTTTATCTTCCTGGCCCCACCTTCTAATAAATCGGTTAGGTCCTTAGTGCTGCCTACGAACAAGTTGTTTGTTACTTTTGTGTTCTTTTGTTCTTCTGGTTGTAGGTCTTTCATCTTCTTTTGTAAATCAAGTAAGTCTTTATTAGCAGTAGATAATGTTCTAACTAAATCTGCAACTACCTCAAATGATCTTGGATGCTGTGATTGCTGAGCTAAATCAACAATACCATTAAGAGCATCTGATCCTCTTTCTATAATATTGTATAAATTTTCTCTAGCATATTTAAAGTCATTCTCCATTTCTGGATTGACTGTTGGTTCTGCTTTAACTATCTCACCTTCAATTGGTTTGACATCTAAAGCATCTGCTATTGGGTCTTTACGTTCCGCCATCGAAATAATCCTCAAAATCAGTTATCACTGAATAATTATCATTAGCAAAGATGCCACTTGCTGCAATCGTTATACTGCCGTTAGTGGTTGGATTTCTAAATTGATCTAAACCAGGTTTCTGTTTAACAGCAGTACTCGGTGTATTACCATAAGCACCATTTGCATGTGTTGTATAGAAATTGGTATTGACGCTTTTAATAACGCCTTGTTCCTTGATTGGTCCGTAGAAATATGCTCTCATATTAAAACTCAAATTCCATATCAACGCTCGCCTTGTCTCAAAATCTCCTTCATAAACATCTTGAGAGCTTAAACTATTTAGTACAATTGGTACATCGACCTTTATATCCATCTCTGGGATAAGGTTAATTGTAGCTGTAAACTCAGGTGTAAAGAACGGTACTATCTGTTCTAATATCTGAGTAGCATCTTCTGCATATCTTGTATATACATTCAAATCAAAGTTAATGTCATATGGAACAGGATTGAATATTCTTTTTACATTGTTTCCTGTATTCGGATCCTTCATTAACTTAGTTACTGAATTTAACTTCCTACTTGGATCATATGTCATAGTTAACATTTCAAATGATATTCTAGGAAGTAGTATTGATTGTTGTTCTGTTAAGCTAAGGTTCTGTTCTAACCTTGCAGTTACTTTTTCTCTTGGTGCATATGTAAGAGGACATTTTATTTTTTGTATAACATTATCATTACTATTTCTTCTTTTGATATGAATGTCGTTAAACATTGTACCAAATAAAATGATATACTTTCTTATACTTTCGTGGTAAAAATCATGACCGAACATTAGAAGTTTCCTCCTTCACTGAACGGATCTGCGTCACTAAAGTCAATAAAGTTATCTGCACCAGTTTCAAAGAATGTATTTTCACTATCTGTTATATCGTCTTGATCTAATTCTGTCACACCATCTAATAATATTCTATCACCAGTCTCTAAATGTAATGGTAATGGTATTGGATCAGATCCTGAATCCATAAGCAATTGTGATGATAAGAATACATCCATTGATCTATTGTCTTCAAGTTTGTCAATCTCTTGGATGCCAGTGGCAAATCTTTCGTTACTGTACTCGAACATTTCTAATCTTAGTTCATAGAATTGTAATGTTCCCATTTGATAAAATACAGGTTCGTGCTCTACGAATGAGATTGAATACATTTTGTTATTTAATGGAAACCAGATTAAGTCTCCTTCTCTTGGTCTTGTTAAGTTAGCTAAGTCCTCTCTACCAACTTCTTCTTCGAATGTTCTTCTTGCAACAGACATTGTCATGGTGTCTCTTTGTTCTACACCAAACTTAGATAGAAAGTCTCCTTCACCACCAAACCCTTCTACAGAGTTGATGTACATTGGTACTGTATAGTATTCTTTGTATAATGCTAGATCACTTTCACCATATAGGTTATCATAATCATAATATGTCTTCGGCATGTAATATGCATCAATACCATAAATCTGTATTGACTCAATTACTAAATCTTCGATTAAGTCTTGTTCACCCTTACTCTCGAAGTTATTAAAGAAAACATTTCTACTTGCCATGATATTATCCTACCATATCTTCTGGCGGATATGAGTATGCTGTTGCCATTTCCTCTTCAAGCTGTTGTCTTTCAGCAAAGGCATCGTCATATAACTTTTGTCCGTTAAACTGCACTCCTCCTGGTAATTGCATTCCTTCAAACTTAATGAGGTTAGTACCCCATTGCAATTTAATTAAACATGCTGCATATCTCAATAGCCACCTATCTTTCCAGATGTCTGCATAACTATCTGGATCTATAACTTTGTAGGCTTTGGCTACAATATAATCACCTACATTAAGTCTATCCCAATCCATATCAACATGGACTTGGTTTGTATTTCTTGTATATCTTAACCTCTGTTTACCAACTAAAATCTCTTCGATCATACGTATGTTTTGGAAGTTCATATAGTAAGGCACCAGTTCATACCTAGAAAGGTCGTAGAGGTCGTTTAAAGCGATCTGATACCGTATATTAAACAGGTTATTTGTAGACAATGCATCACCAATATCAAAGATGTCTACTACACCAATGATATTATCTGGAACAGTGAAATACTTATTAGTTTTATCATCTGCTGTTACCTGATGCTTATAGTATACATGCTCCATACCATCGAAGTGGTAATCCATGTAATAGTCTAAAGCCTCATCAACTCTATCATCTATTTGGTCTTCATCAACATTTATTTCGATTACAGGTTTTCCTAACCTACGAAGGCAATGTTCTTTGAATGTTGCTTTAGTTGTTGGTCTACTCATATTATTATTTATTCTCCCCAGGCTATATCAGTGTTAGCATAATATACTTTAAATACTCTACCTGTGTTATCCTCTAAATCAGTACCTACTCTAATATCACCTTCCACATCTAATACTGCTTGTGGGTTAGTAGTTTGTATACCAATTCTATCTGAAGATGTATTAGCAACTAACAGGTCATCATTTTTATTTTGACCCATTCTTACTACAGCTTGTGCTCTAGCTTTGTTGCCTTTAATCTCAACTTGTGTTGCACCAAGGTCTTTACCTCTACTATCATCTGATAAAAAGTCTGCTAAGTGTCTTCCTTTACTTGCCATATGTTATCCCCACGCTACGTCACCATTAGAATAATATACTTTAAATGCTCTGTTGTCTCCATCGAGCAATGTGTTGTTTACTGTTACGTTAGCTCCAAAGTATGCATTACCATTTACTGAGAATGCATGTGCTGGATTAGCATTTGCTATACCAACATTATTGTTTGCAGCAATAGTTATATTTCCTGAAGTTCCTATACCGTATGACATTATTTGTAATAAGTCATTATTTGATGCTGCTTGTGTTAGTATGACATTAGCACCATTGGTTGCAGTATAGTCTTCTGTTTCTTCTAATAAAATACCATTTAGGAATACCTGTATACTATCACCAGTTCTATATCCTAAACTATTACTATTATCGTCATTACCTGCAAAGTTAGTCTGGCCAGTTGATGCTACGAATTCATATAAGGTAAAAGCTGAGAACCCTGCTGCACCGGCTTCATTAGTCCAGTAGAGTGTACCGTTACCATATGTTTTTAGAATCTGACCTGATCCACCATCTTCTGATGGGAAGGCTTGAGCGTTTACAGTTAGAGAAGATAAGTTTGCACCGACCTCAAATACAGCTGTACTATTTGCAGAGTATAGTTTACCATCAGCGGTATTGATCGCTAATTCTGCGTCTTGTAATTGTGCATTTGTTGGTGCGTTTCCAGATACACTGGAACGCTTGATTTTAATAACCGATGCCATTTAGCTCCTCTTCACTGCTTATATAAGCCGAGTTAATGGCCTCTATAAAGAGGCCTTATATTATTATTTAGTAAGTACCACCGTCAATGATTGCATCAACTTGTGCTAAACTTCCTGATGATGAAGAGTTAGCAGCATTATAAGTTACTGTTCCACTAGGCTCTGTAGTAATGCCTTCTACAAATACAAATGCTTTATTCGAATGACTCTGATCTCTGAATATACCTGAGTATTTGTCAGTACCACCTTCATCAAATGTTCCGTAGAAACCAATGTCTACTGCATCTGTGTCTGTGCCAGTTTGGTTATCTGCAAGAGATAACATATTATCATTAATGTTTACTGTAGTACTTTCTACTGTAGTTGTTGTACCTGATACAGTTAAGTTTCCTGATAGAGTTAAATCATTACCAGAAATGTCACCATGAACAGTTAAGTTCTCACCAATAGTTGCTGACTTAGCAATACCAACACCACCAGCTGTTATTAATGAACCTGTAGTATTAGATGTACTGTTTGTACTATCATCGATATCTACTACACCATCAACACCCAATGTGCTAGATACGTTAGCAGCACCTGTGATATCTATTCCAGCTGAACCTGTAATCTTTCCTGTTACATTTAATGGTTGTGTTGTTATTACATGAGTTGCATTACTGTATAAGTTGTCTGGTAAAATATATACATCAGCACCCATACCACTGTGGTTCTCACAGAAGTAGTAAAGATGATTAGGTGCATCTTGTTGTAATTTTATTCTTGTATATGCGCCTGCACTACCTGGTGTACCTTCTTGCTCATATATTTCAAATCCACTTGCTGTGCCTTGAGATACTTCTGAACCGTTTGCAGCTGTACCAAATGCTAATGGATGTGAACCATTTGAACTATCTGATTGATCGAACCAATAGATAACTCCTGGTACAAGTCTTAAGTCTTGTTGTGATGTTCCATCTATTACAAACTTACCACCAGATACTGTTACTGTGTGTTGAGCACCTTTGTTCTCAACTAATAAAGCACTTGTAGAAGTATTTGATACAACGATACCATTGTTACCAGAAATAGTAACTGTATCTGAATCTCCATCGTTACCACCAGAATCTCCTAATGCAATTGTACCAGTTGCAGCAGTACCACCAGCTGACATATCAT